GAAAGTACTGCAAGGACGGATGGCTTCATAAGGTAGCTACCATTACAGACCTATGTACTGTATATGAGAAGGAAGGAGTAAGGTGCTACCGTAAAGTTTACTTTTAATAGTCAGGAACATTAACAACAAAAACAAGAAATAATGGAAGATACAAACAAATTGATAGCAGAGTTTATGGGGTATAAAGTAATGAAAGAAAATGACTTTCTAAACTACAATTACCCAAAAAACACTAACCTAGACAACATAATGATTGATGTTGCTATAACGTACCACAAATCTTGGGATTGGCTTATGCCTGTAGTAGAAGAGATTGACCACTTGCAATTTGAAGAGGTGGTGGAAATAGAAACAGGTCTGAAGATGAGGTCATTATCAGCCACATATAATGCAGTAGTAGAATTTATTAAGCAACAAAACAAAAACAAATAGAAATAATGGAAAACATTACAATCAACAAATTAGAATTAGCAAGCGAACTTGCTCATAAAGAACTTGAAGAAAATTGGTCTGATTCCGTAGATATATGGGAAGATGATACAGCTTGTACAACGGTGTATACTGAAGAGGCGCAGGACATCTTCAATGATTATTACGACAAGTATTTAACCTTAATCGAAAACTGTAAATCATAAACAACGAAAACAAAAACAAATAGAAAGCATGGAAATAGATTTAGTATCAGGCAACGTCTACGGGATGGTAGACAATGGAGTTTTAATCTTCTGCGCCTTCATCGGCTTTGAGATTGACGTAGTAATTGCCAAGTGGTTTAATAGAGCCACCAACCCCTTCCTATCGGCAGTAATAGGTGCGGCAATAGGCAATTGCATAAGTGATTTCTTAGGGGCAATAGTTGACCCAAGCACGAGGTCGATGGCAGTAGGAATAACATTAGGGTGCGTGTATGCACTTGTGTTAATTCCAGTATTCAACTTAGTATTCAAAAACAAATCAAAATAAACTAAAACAAATAGAAGTTATGAGCAAAGAAGAAAGAGTATTTGAAACACTACAGTCAACGGGAACCAATTGGACTGTAACTAAAGAACCGCTAATCGCTACTAAGGTAACGGAAGATGGGATAATTGAACTACCTACCGAGACATTCGGAATGTTCAGGTCAGATAATAACGGGTGGCTTGGCTCTGTCGGTAACCGATACGAGGCGATGCAGAACTTTGAGTTGGCAGACACGATAGTCGGCATCCAGGATATGTTTGGTGGAGACATTAGAGGTGGCGAGATGCGAGGCGGCAAGAAGATATACTATCAGCTATCGTTAAAGGATGAACACGTTGGCTCTGACACGCTGAAGAGACACATCACCTGTCTTAACTCTCACGATGGCACATCTTCGATAGGCTTCGGTAGTACCAACACGGTTATCAGTTGCTCTAACACTTTCCACAAGGCGATGAAAGACCTTAGTAAGTTCAGACATACATTGACTGCAAGTGACCGCCTAGCGATAGCGGTGGCTGAGTTTAAGAAGGCAATGGATGAGGACTCCAATCTAATGGATACCTTCAAGCGTTTTAATGATGTAAATATCGATAGGACAATACTTGAGCGTGTAATGGCTAATGTGTTTAAGGTTGACATGAACACTAAGGAATCTCAGGTAGGAACACGTAAGAAGAATCAGATATCAGACTTTGAGAAGGCGTTAGAGCGTGAGACTTCCGAGAAGGGCGGCACACTATGGGGTCTGTTCAATGCGGTAACCTACTACACTAACCACATGGAGAAATCAGATGACCATCACTTAATGTTTGGTGGAGGGTATAAGAAGAACCTTACTGCCTTTAACATCATAGAGAAGTACGAGAACGATAAGAGGGTATTAGTACACGCTTAATTACTATATGGGGAGAAGCATCCTACACTTCATTTTTATATGTCAGGAACATTAACAACTAACAATAGAAACTATGAGCAACACACAGAAATTTTTCAGACTAAAAGAAGACTATTCAGGATTCAAAAAGGGATGCATAGTGCTGAGGGGAGATGACGAAACGGGAGAGTACTTTGACGCCACAACCGAAGTAACTACAGGTGAATCATGGTCGACATATAGAATACCAACAAAGGCTCTTCAACCGCTAGACAATGACGATGAACTAGACGAGGCATTCTCTACGTTCATAAACGAGAACTACTACGCATCTGAAGCAACAAAAGAGTTGTTCAAAGCAAAGTAACCTAACTACCTCCAAGACTAGCACCGAAGCTAGCAATAACAAACACACTAACAATAGAAATTATGAGCAAGAGCATTGAAGACATCCGAGAGTACTGCATCCAAGTAGACCTGACAAACGTCAAAGCAGGTGACAAGAGCATCGGCACATATCGCAAAGGCTATGAGTCAATCATCTTTGAGAATGAGCGAGAAATCAGATTGTTCTATTGGGATATTAGTCTACTCAAACTACTAAGCATATACTCTAATTACAACGGATTAGAATGCTACCGAGGAGACGAGCCTGAAGACTACGCTAAAACATACACAATTGACATACTATCAATCATTAACGAACTACACTAAAAACAAATAGAAAGCATGAAAGACTTAACAACGCAAGAATTAAAGGACGAACTAACACGCAGAGGTTACTATACTAAGAACCTATGGCACGTTGACGATGTAAACATAGACTGGTCTGCAACAGATGAACAGGCGCAAGTTGTGCTTGACAGAGTAATGCAGTCAGAGTGGCTTATATCAAACGTATTCGAGATGATTAATGATGAGTTTGATTCGATGATTCGTTCTAGAGGAGAAGAAAAGGAATTGTAATATAAAACAACAGAACAATGGAAGGATTTACAGACAAACAAATGAAAGAGATAGAGAAATTCTCTCAGATAATAGATGTGTCTAACGCTATATACAAACACATTGAAAATTTTGATGGGGAGACAGAGCAACTCGAAGGAGCGTTGTCATTAGCGGTAACACAGGCATTAAGAAAGGCTGACGTAGAAAATATACTCAGGATTCCTGTTATAACTAACGCAGTAGTAACCGTAGAGCTATTCTCAGAGCCATGAAATACCTTAGACTGATAGCAAACATATTAGTAATGGTATTGTGCCTAGCGATAATAATAATAAGATATTCAAGATGAGAAGAGCAACATTTCACCTTACCAAGAAAGGGAGACGGGAGTACGGGATAGCCGAGTTCCTTAGTAAAGAACAATTCCTGTCATGGAGTAGCATGATGAAGAGAAGAGGCTACGGTATAGACCTACAATGGACAGATGGTTATAGCGGAGTCGATGGAGAGTACACTAAAAAAAACGAAGATGAAGACTAAGTATTTAATATTCAGAAGAGATGATTCCGATACAGAGTTTACTCAGGTAGATGGGGTAATGCACGAAGAGGGAGATGACAATTGGTTCGAGATGGAATTAACAACAACAATAGAATGTGCGGCTTTCGATGGAGATATGGAAAGGATGGACACGGAAGATTTCTTCTTTCTCGATAAGATAGATGCAGAGAAGATAAAGAACTCTATCTACACAGTAATAGAGACCGAGTACGCAGTTAACGGAGAGTTCGACTACTGGTACATAGTGAAGGAGAGACCAACAATTAATCAGATACTAACACATATAAAAAACGAAGAATGAGAACAGAGCAAGAACAACAGAATGGGGCACATGATGACTTGCTGAGATGAATAGATACGTAGCATACTATAGGGTTTCCACTAAGAGGCAAGGAGAGTCAGGTCTTGGTCTTGAGGCTCAGGTAAGGATGGTTCAAGGATACGCCAGGAACGGATCTATCGTTGAAGAGTTTACCGAAAAGGAGACAGGAACATCGAAACGTGAACGACCTATACTCGCAGAGGCTATCGAGATATGCAAGGAGACAGGAGCAAAGCTACTGATAGCTAAACTCGACAGACTTGCCCGTGACGTACACTTCATATCGAGCCTGAGTAGGACAGGGGTTGACTTTATTTGTTGCGACAATCCTAATGCTAACAAGCTGACTATCAATCTATTAGCGTCTGTGGCTGAAAGTGAAGCTGAAGCTATATCTGCTAGAACCAAGGCTGGTCTTGCTTCAATAAAAGAGAGGATAAGGAAGGATGGTATGTACCTGTCTAGGTCTGGTCGTAACATAACTTCACTCGGAACACCTGAGAACCTGACAGACGAGGGTAGGAGAAAGTCTGGAGAAGTAATAAGACAGAGATTCAAGAACAATCGCAATACTAGGATGGCACGACCATACGCAAGTGAACTGAAGGATAAGGGTCTGGAACTAATAGAGATAGCAGACAAGCTTAATAGCAACGGATTCATTACGGCTACGGGTAGGCAGTTCAATAAGTTCAGCGTATATAGACTGATAAAGTAATGTGGTGGATATTTGGAATTACAATGTTTGTGGCTCTGTCTTGCTATTCGATTCAGGGATACGACAATAAAATAAGGAATCGATCAAGAAGGGCTTCCATATTCTTCAGGTATAGATGGATGAATAGGAGGTGTAGGATTATTGATAGGATTATATTCAACTTAATAGTGTTTTTAGTGATAGCTACATACATAACAATAGTAATGACATGGTAAAAGAAAGCGACTTAATAGAAATGGGATTTAAGAGGGATTACCCTCTATACAAAATGGGAGACATAACCCTTTGTGCATTTGATGACAGTGATAGGCTTGATATATATTATATGCCAGGAAAGTTTCCACACAGTAAAGCAATAAGAGTAAGAACAATAGAACAACTAAAACAACTAACAGATGAACAAAATGATTAAGCTAATTGTGCGTGTATCGGCAGAACACCCTGACGCTGAAACATTCAAATGCCTCGGCAATAAGATTGTATTAGAGCTAGATGATTACGATTACGCATACGAGTTTACGATGACAATGCTTAACTTGCGAGGCGATAATAAGTTTGAACACGGAGACTTAATGTTTTTTAACGAAGGAATACTAATTGAAATTTGTAAATAAAATGAAAACAGAAGTAAACAAAAATTACCCATACAAAGTAGTAAACGAGAGGTACTCTGAGATTTACTATGAGATTCTAAACACTATATCAAACGAACATTTGGACAAACTTCAAGAGGCGGTTCTTATGAGGGAGATGGCACTTTTCGGCAGGTCAATGGGAAAGGTTAGGATAGAAGTTAAAACATTGATTAAAACTGTAGAAAGTCATTACGATCAATCATTTGAGCAGTTGAGGGCTAAGTGTAGAAAGAGAGAGTTCTTGGAGCCAAGACAAGTTCTGATGTGGTTATTAAGAAACATTAGAAAAGACATAACATCTGGTGCTGTTGGTGAACTACTTGATAGAGATCACGCAACGGTTCTTCACGCAGATAAAACAATATCTGACATCATTAAGTTTGACCAAGAGTTTCGTGAGAACAAAATATTTCCTATACTAAATAGCCTGGGATACAGAGTCTCTTGGGATTCAGAAGAAAGGTCTTTATCATTCTATAAGCCTACAGAGGGAGAGTATGAGGAACTTATTCAAGATGAATCAAGCCAAAACAAAGAAGATGAAACGATACCAAGTTAAACGATGGGACAAGCGGAACACTCTTCGCTTTTGGAAGTATGCAGTTCCAGCACTTACCTCAATGTGGTTATTTATTGTTGGAATTGTGGGAAGTATTTTGTATATGAATTAATAGATTAAACCAAAGAAGATGATACTTAAAGGAGAATCAGCAGAAGAGTTCAACAGAAAAGCAGATGAGAACTACGAGAAGTTCAAGGCAAGACAAAAGCAGAATATAATTGATATGATGGAGGCTGACGAAAAGCTTGGATTGTATGAGAAACACCAACCAACAGAGGACGTTGAGGCTTTGAGTAAAGACGATGTATTGAATTACGAGCGTGAAAGATATGAGCGCTTTTCAAATGGTAACCACGCATTATCGCATTTACACATGGCTAATCAATGCACTATATCTTACGAAGAAGGCTTCACAAAAGGCTACCAACTAGCAAAGAAAGTTCTTAGAGACCGAACAAGCTACCGAACAAGTAGTAAAGGATTCCTTGACAACTCAAACGGTTGAGGAAAGGGACTACCTTTATGGTCTATGATTAACGTAACAACAGTAATACTAATATATATAATGATTAAAGTAAATTAAAATGGAAGAAAAAGAATTAAACGAAAAGCTAACATTAGTAGTTAATACTATGTTTCAAATTGGAAGTAGCGAACACGCAGAGGGTACGCCTCTTCAGGGTATATTCCTTGCGCTATCTACCGCTATTATGTCTACGGGAACAGAAGATTTTGACGATGAAGATATACGTCAGGCTTCGATAGATTTAATCGATGCGTTAGGCTCGGTTATCAACTGCTCTAGGTTAATCAGAGAGATAGAGATGAAGAACGAAATTAACAACCTCTTAGGCGGAGGAGAAGAAGACAGCAATGGGGTGGATTAAAATAGATAGGACTATATCCGAACACTGGCTATGGTCTGATGAGAAGAAACTAAAGTGGTGGCTTACGCTGCTTATGGAGGTCAACTACGCAGACAGTAAGATGTCTTTGGGCTACAAAGTCTACCGTGTTAATAAGGGTCAGTC